GCCCGTAGATGAAGAACGCAAGGCAGGCGATGCCCGCCAGCGGCACGATGTTGTCCCAAAAGTCTCTCATCTGCGCCCCCTCTGCCACGCAAGGCGGCTGATGCGATTTGCCAGATCGTCCAACTCCTCCACCGACACGCGGTTGTCCAGCAATGCGGTGTAGATCGCGTTGGTCAGCCGATTCGATGGCAGCACAGCCGATCCCTGAATGATCGCCGCCACCGCCTCGGACTGCACGTCCCGCACAGGCATGGTCTTCGGTTCTCTGTTCCAGAACATCATGCGTCCTCCTCCGGCAGGTCGTAGCACATCACCCGCACAACATGTCCCGACGCCACCAACTCAGACAGCTTGGCAGCGATCTTGCCGTCGGCCATGTTCAGGTCTTCTGCGATCTCCTCGACCGTTCCTCGCCCTTGCTCTAGGCTTTCCAGAATGAAGTCGGCCAGACCATCATCTTCCTGCACAGGCTCCGCATCCAAGATGCTCACCGCCAGCCAAGGCGTGCGGTCTGGACGCGTCATGTTCGGCACGACGATGGCCTGCACCTTCTGGCCGACACGCACGCCTTTTTCGAGCATGACCTTCGACGGGATGAACACGTTCTCGTTGCTCTCGGTCAGCGCGAAGGCCGATCCTGTGGCCAGTTGGTTAGTTAGTAGAATGGTCTGTTGCATTGTTCTGTTCCAGTTGCTTGAGTTGGTCTTCGGCGTCTCTTTGGTAGAAAGTCAGCATCATGATTTCTTCGCTGACCCAACCCGGCCTAACGCCTTGTCCGTGTCTCTTGATTAGATCGTCGATCTGCGCCTGCTTGTGGGCGATGTATTCGCGGAGGGTTTGGGCTGTCATCACATCACTCCCAGCCGATCCAGCGCGAAGAAAGACTTTTTGTAAGTCTTGATTAGGCGATCCACGCTGTCGATCCTTGCCTGAATGTGCGGGGTCGGCGCAGTGTCATTGACGATGGTCAGCGTCTCACGATAATCCCACAATGCAGTCAGGACTATATGCGTATCCATGGCTCCCAGTTTTACTGCCATGTCACCACCCCATCCCAAGGCCAAACATGAAGCCAGCGTAAAGCAGGCCGAAGAGGCAGGCGGTGGCGATGGCCTCGCCGAGGATGTCTCTGATACGCATTATTTGATCTCCTTGTTGGCGTTGATGGCAGAGGTCAGGCGCTGGCGCAGTTCAAGGCGGCGCAGGTTGTGCAGCATCTCATTGAGGTCGTGATAATCTGGCTGGTCGTGCGTGCTGTAGTCCATGTCGCGGTCGATGCAATCCAGCACGGTCTGCGCCTGTTCCAGCGTAATGGTGATGTCGGTCATGCTAGTCTCCTATTAAAACGGCGGCTCTTCGCCTTGGTAAGTTGGTTTCCACTGGGGCGGCGCATAGGCTGCGGGCTGTGGGGCGGGCTTCGGCGGTGCCTGTTGAGGGATAACACCAAACAGGTTGAGATGTTCGGCAAGGGTCATGCGTTGCGCCAGCCTTCTTTCCAAGCGAAGTAACGCTGCGGCTCTGCGTAAACGTCAAAAGGGTTGTAGTGGCAGGCGATGCCTGATGCGCGGGCCAAGCGGCCAGCGGCGAGGTCTTCTGCTTCAAGCGGGTGGCGGGTCATTTCTTCACCTGCGAACGGGCTACTGTTGCGTCAACTGCTGCGTCAAGTATCTTGCCCTTTGCAATGTCAAAGGCCCACTGCGAACGGCCAGACTTTGCGGAGCGCATGGCTGCATTAAGAATGCGGCACGCACCTTCCACATTGCCGTTGTGAGCGTGTTGCTGCGCGAGTTGAATGGTTTTTGCAACGGTCATCTGGGTCATCCTTGTTTGCTAGTTCGTATCCCCACAATACAGCCTGTTTCGCCGCAATCAAGCAAATAATTTCACTTGACGCATCTTTTTTTAACAAATAGACAGAATGCACCGAAACACAGGAGGACGCCGTGCAGGCTCAAGAATTAATCAGACAGTGGGCGAACAAGGACGGTCGCAAGCTGGGCTGGATCGCAGATCAAATTCCTGTCGCCAAATCCAGCATGTCGCGATGGATGCAAAACAACATTGTGCCGGGCGCGGTCTACCGCAATCGCCTAGCAGACATCACTGGCATAGAAAGCCTGCGCGATAAGGAGTGCTGGAAATGAACCGGGCCGACATTCTCGACACCGCCAAAGAGTACGTCACTAAGGACCGCGCAGCCACACACGGAGATGCGGAACGCAACTTCGGTCTGATTGCTGCTTATTGGTCGGCCCATCTTAACAAGAACATCAAGCCGCACGACGTGGCCGTGATGATGACCTTGATGAAGCTGGCGCGGGCGCGGAGTAACCCAAAGCACACGGACAACTGGATCGACGGCTGCGGTTATCTGGCCTTGGGCGGTGAAGCCGCTGCGGAGGAAGTATGACCCTGATCCTCGGCATTGACCCCGGCAAAAGCGGAGCCTTCGCGGTGCTTAACACCCACGACATGCAGGTTGAGACATACGACATGCCCGGCACGCTGGAAGACAAACGCGCCCTGATTTCTGGCATCGGCAGGGTCAAATGCTGTTGGCTGGAGCGGCCCTTCTTCCCGAGAATGATCGGGATCAAGAACGCGGTCACCATCGCTGTTGCCTACGGCGAACTGAAGGCCTGCCTGTTCTTCGCTGGCATCCCGGTCTTTGAGGTTGATCCGTCCGCGTGGAAGAAAACCATGCGGCTCTCGACCGACAAGAACGCCAGCCGCGCGCTGGCCAGCCAATACTTCCCCGACTGCTCCGACCAGTGGGCGCGGGTCAAAGACGACGGCAGAGCCGAAGCGGCACTGATCGCACTCTATGGAAAGGGAAAGCAATGACGCCGTTCACCTGTGACGCGGAAGACCTGTATTTTCGATACGACGAAGAGCATCAAAACTGCTTGGACTTCGTGCGAGTGTTTTACGAACACAACTGGCTGCAATTGCTTTACTGGCCAAGCAGAGAAAAGGCACCGTGGCATCTGCAAATGAAAGTCAACGGTCGCCTCATTAACTTCTGGCCGCACAAGATGAAGGCCCATGTCGCGGATGAAAGCAAAACCGCTTATGACATTGGACAGATTGTTGCCACAGTTTGCCGCGTTGAAAACGAAACCCTTGAAGATTTTGATTTGGTGGAGAAAAAGCAATGATCCGAGACATGACCAACGAGGCGTACCACGCACGCCCAGAGATCAGCAGCAGCGATGTCAAAGCCGTTGCAGGCAAGTCGCTGGCACACTGGAAAGGCAAGGTCTGGAAAGACAGCAGCGCCTTCGCCCTCGGCAGCGCCGTCCACGCCCTCGTGCTGGAGCCGGAAAAAAACCTCGTCATGCGAGGCCCCGAAGATCGCCGGGGCAACAAGTGGAAAGAGGCCCAGCTTATCGCCGACATCGACGGCAAAATCCTCCTGACCGAAGGCGATTACGATCTGGCAGAAAAGATCGCGGCTCCCGTCATCAACCACGAAGTCGTCAAGGCATGGATCGCCGATCCCAGCTTTGTCGCCGAGGCCAGCTTCTTCGCCACCGATCCCCAAACAGGCGTCAAGATCAAGTGCCGCCCGGACGGATACCTGCCCGACGCTGGCATCGTCTTCGACATCAAGACGACACGCGATGCCTCGCCCGATGGCTTCCCGCGCGAAATCCGCAACTACAACTACGACATGCAAGCAGCGTTCTACCTGCGTTGCCTGCGTGCTGCCGGGCATAACGCCCACACCTTCATCTTCGTCTGCGTTGAGAAGGAAGCACCCTACGCTGTCGGCCTGCACGCGCTGACACGGCAGTACATCGAAGCAGCCGACATGCGCGTCACGCTGACCCTAGAAAAAATATCCAGAGCCGAAGCCGCAAACACCTTCACAACCGGCTGGCCCTTGATTAACCATGTCGATCTGCCGCGTTGGCAGACCGAAGAGCCTGAAGCCGACGTGTTCGACGAAACCGTTGACTTCTGATTACCACAGCCAGAGAGGAGAAAATCATGGCTAATAACGACGACTTCATGAAGGTCTTGGCTAAAAACGTGACCTTTCAATACCCCAAGCTGAACCAGACCTATCGCTTCAACACCCAAAAGCAGGCCAGCGAACCCTGCGCGCCAACCGCATCCAATGCGGCATGGTCGGTCGCTTTTGAGATGACCAAGGACGAAGCCCGTCCGATCTTTGAGAGCCTGAAGGCGCACTACGACGCCTGCCGTGGCCGGAACCCCAAGATGCCCCAGTTCAAGACCGTCTTCGGCATGAAGAAGCTGAAGGACGAGAACGGCAACGAGACCGGCATGGTCCAGTTCACCGCCAAGCGCAACGGCATGAAGAAAGACGGATCGGCAAATAAAGCCCCCACCGTCATCGACGGCCAGAAGCAGCCCCTCGCAGACTTGGCAATCTGGGGCGGCTCTAAAGGCACCGTGCGCGCATGGGCCGTGGCTGTCATCGACCCCGACGGCGCTGGCGGCATCTCGCTGCTCCTCGACGCCGTGCAGGTCACCGAAGCCCGATATGGCGACGGCGGCATGGACGACTTCGACACCGTCGAAAGCAAGTCGGACCCGTTCGAGACCAAGGCACTCGGCGAGGAAAAGCGCAAAAGCATCGCGCAAGAATTGGACGACGATATCCCGTTTTGATAAAGAAGAACCCCGGCGGGAGAGCAGCCGCCGGGGTTCAAATAATGCGGAACCGAGAGGAGATCGTTCCTAGCGCGTTTCGGGGTCAACCTTAACACGGAGAAAGTATAGTGCATACTGCATATAGTGGCAAGACAGTCCGTTCCCCCTATTACGGCCAGCCAACCACCATCTTCGGCACCACGTTCAGAAGCAAGCTGGAAGCCGAATGGGCCGCCTTCTTCACAACACTAGGCATCCGTTGGGAGTATGAACCCCACAAGGTCAACACCATGTACGGCGGGTACGTGCCTGATTTTGTCCTGACCGATCTCCACGGCGGCCTGATCTGCGAGGTCAAGCCATACGGGCGAGAAGAAGAGGAGTTTAGGGTCACAGAAGAAAAAATGCGTGATGCCTGTGAAACCCTCAAAAGGCCGGGGACGATCTTGCGCGGTAATCCGTACAGGTTCTGTGTTGAGGACTTAGACGGTCAGAATATGATGCGCTCTGACGGCGTCGGCGGCTCTCATGAAATGGTCTTCAACGATTATGGATGGGATAGCAGTTACCTGTTCTGCGTCTGCCCGCATTGCTGGAAGGCCGGATACGAATTCGACGGCAGAGGTGAACGCATCTGCCGTGGAGCCTGCGGTCACAAGACAGTGATAGACACCGCAAACTTCAGCAGCCTCGGACACGGCGACAAAGGCTACTCAGCCTCTCACCCGCGCATCAGGATCGCCGCCGCCAACGCCGCAGAAATCGTCCGTCAGGAGAGCCGCTGATGGACAAAATCACGCTTATCAGGTCCATCCAGCCAGCCAAAGTCTGCAAGACCTACACCAACAACGGAACCACCCTAGACAAAAGCGTCATCGCTAACGTCTTCGATGGTGAAGCCATCACACTCTCGGTCCCAACAGCCGAAGCTATGGCCAAAATCCTCTCCAAAGTCACAGAACGCCAAGACCTCGTAATCTGCCCCGGCGTCTGGCACGGGGCCGAAGACAAGCAACAGTTCAAAGTCATGACCGAACGACAGCTTGCAGACACCCTCGGCGTCGATCTGGCAAACGTCCCCGGTGGCGTCGTCGAATACGCAGGAGAACGCATTAGCGCACGCCTCAAGCGCGGCATCAGCTATTCATCGTGGATGCTCCTCGACGCAGACAACCCGCCCGGTATGCCCGAAGAATGGGCCGCGCTCGACATCGGTGAACGCCTGAAGCTGTGGGATGCCATCGTCCCCGGCATCTCTCAATGCGAACGCATCGAACTGCGCGGATCATCCGCCCGTGTCCACAAAGTCGGCGCACAACCAAATACGAACGCCAGCCATGCTTGGATCAAAGTCAACGACCCGGAAAAAATCGCCGTCCTCAAAGCACACATCCGCGTCCACATGGTCCTCAAAGGCCTCTCCTTTACCTTCGATAAGGTCAGCAAAAACGACGGCGTCGTCGTCGGCAAAGAAGATCGCAGCCTCTTCGATCTGGCCGTCCTAGACACAGGACGCCTCGTCTTCTGCGCCAAGCCAGAACTCATCTCTTGGGACCACGCCGTCGCAGACGCGGGCATCACCATCAAAAACGCAGGCGCAGGCCCGCTCGACATCTCTTGGGCCGAACTGCCAAACCAACGCGCCCTCGAAGATATCCGCGTCAAAACCGGCCTCACCATGCGGATGAGCCGCGAGAACGGAAGCGTCAACACCATCGTCACAGGCGAACTCACGATGGACACACCCATCGAAGTCAAAGGCGTCACACGCAGCCTCGGCGAATGGGCCTCAACCATGCAGCCACAAGACAAGCTGCGCTGCGAGGCACCCTTCCGCGTGAGCCAATCAGAAGCCGCCTTCATCCGCATCAGCGACAACGGCGTGCCATTCGTCTACGACATCGGCAACGGCACAACCTACAAAATGCAACGCGAAATCGTCCGCGATGATCCTATGGACGACTTCGACTTTATCCCGGACACGCCAGACGCACCTACAAAGACGCCAGCACGCAACACGCAGCCCAGCGCCACACCGACAGGCTCATTCGATGATTGGGTCTTCCTCACCCGCCGTGGCGTCTTCCGCAACGTCTTCACAGGCGAAGAATGCAGCCCAGCCGCCTTCAATCTCGCTTACGGACGCGACGTGCCTCCCGTCGAAGTCAAAGACCGCATCGTGCAAGTCTCAGCCGCCAAGTATCTCATGAACCACATTGAAGGCCGCATCGCCCACGATGTCCTCTATGTGCCAAGCCTCGCTGCCATCGACCCCATCTTCGAATACGAAGGCGTGGCCTATGTGAACAGCTACATGCTCAACCGCGTGCCACAAGCCGACCCGAACTGGCAGAAACGGCCAGAGTGGAAAGTCTGCGAAAACCACCTCAAAAACATCCTGCCCAACGATTGGCAAACCCTACTGCACTGGATGGCCCACAACGTCCAAAGACCCGGCGAGAAGGTGCTTTGGGCGCCTATCGTCAAAGGCATCCAAGGCGACGGAAAATCCACACTGGCACGCATCATGGGGTCAGCTATGGGCCAGCATAACGTCAGGATGATCGCCACCGAGGAAATGCAGTCCGACTTCAACGGATGGGCCGAAGGTGCCTGCGTCGGCGTGCTGGAAGAAATCCGCATCAAAGGCCACAACCGCCACGATGCCATGAACAAGCTGAAGCCGCTCGTCACCAACGAGAAAATCTCAGTCGTCCGCAAAGGACAAGATGGCCGCAATATCCCAAACTCCACAAACTACATGGCACTCACCAACCACGAAGATGCACTCGTCCTAGACGCAGACGACAGGCGCTGGGGCGTGTTCTTTACACGCTTCAAGACACGCCAAGAGATGCTGGATGCCACAGGGGCCGATTATTGGGACAAGCTGAACAAAGCCATCAACGACGCGCCCAACGTCGTCCGTGGATGGCTCATGGACGTGGACCTCTCAACCTTCGATGCCAGAGACGCGCCAGCCCTCACCGACGCCAAGAAACAGATGATCGAACACAGCAGGCCAGACGACGAAGTGCAGGTTGAAGAAGCCATCAACGTCGGGAACTTTGGCGTCTGCCGTGATGTCATCGCCACAGATTGCCTCGTGCTTGCCATGCGAGACCAAGGAGGACACTCGCCACGAACCTCCCGCCTTAGCAGCATCCTCGAAACCCTCGGCATGATGAAGCTGGAAAAGCCGTTCAAATGGCGCGGCAAAACACGCCGCCTCTATGTGCGCGGTGAGGCGCTTTGCATGGACACAAACGAGGCCAGAGACAACATCAGGCTGCATTTGGAAGGCACAACTGACCCCGAGTTGGCCGACTTCGCAGACGTTATCTCAAGCCCAGAATGGGTCAAAAAGTGAGGTTACAAGTAGAGGTTACAAGTTGATGAAGTGGGGTTACAGGTTACAAGTGGTCGATCAACTTGTAACCTCACTTGTAACCCGGTTTTTTCTTTTATTTTCTTATACTTACTTCTCTAAGGTTACAAGTTACAAGAAATATAGAGAAAAGCTGTATAAAAACACGCTCTAATAAAAACAGGCACTTAGCAAGAGAGAGATGCAAAAAATAGCGGGTATAGAAAAAGGTGTAACTTGTAACCAGAGGCAAAGGCCCACAGAGGAGATCAAAATGGCCCAGAGACCAACCCGGCAGAAGAAAGACGACCGCATCCTGCACAAAGGCGCGACGGCGAATGAGATTAGAGCGGACCTATCGCTGGCACCCTTCGACAAGGCTGTCCGCGAGATGGACAAACGCTGGGGCATAGATCGCCTGCCCGAACTCGTCTCGGTCGAAAGCGCGGCAAAGTGGGGCAAGGCCGTCGCTGGCCTCAACGGAGCCATCGACGCGCAAGACCCCGACAAGGTGAAGTTCTGGGTCGAGGTCTGTCTGCGCGGGCTGGCAGCAATGGACGCCGAAGCCGTCAGCCTCGGTCGCCCCGTGTCCGACCCCATGATCTGGGAGCATGAATACGAAGGCGTCATCTACGGCATCATTGAGGATGGCCGCGAATGGCCCGCAGCCTACGCCAAGCGACCGGGCATCGCCATCCACACCATGCGCGAAGTCGCAGTGGCCCTGCACGCCCACCGCAATGGCCTTGTCGATGCCGTCAAGCTGGCTTTCCCCGGCGCGGAGGTCAAAGCCGTGCGCCGACCGAAAGCCGATCTGGAAGATGACTTCGACTTTCTCAGCGACGGGGTGGTCGAATGAAAGACCCAACCGACATCACCGGCCTGCATCGCGGCATGTTCCCAGTTACCCTGCATGAGGCCAAGAAGGGCGACAAGATCGTCTACTGGATCGGCCAGCACTGCGGCGGCCCACACCGCATCGACGCCGCCTTGGCTTGCAAGGCTGGCTTGTGCCTGCTGTTCTGCAAACGTGTCGGTGACGGACTGTTTGCGTATTGCGCCGTGAAGCGGTAACATGCACGCACTCCCAAGTTGGAATACGCCTCGACTTGCCCAGCCGCCTCTCCTCGGCTGGGCCTTTCTTTTGCCGCAAGCCTGCTGTATGATGCAGCCTGCACAACGGGACGCGGAAGCACCGAAAAGGGGTTAGATCATGCCGTCTGGAAGGCTGACAGATTATTCGCCAGAAATCGTTGAAAAGGCGTGGGAATACGCCAATGGCGGATGGATCAAAGCAGGCGACAAAGTCCCATCAATCGCAGGTCTGGCCTGCGAAATCGGCATTCACCGAGAGACCTGCCATGAGTGGGCGAAGGACAAAAGCAAGGTTTTTTCCGACATCCTTAGAGCAATCGCTCAAAAACAAGAGCGAGAACTGCTAAATAATGGCCTCTCTGGCACTTTTAATCCACCGATCACAAAGATGATGCTGACCAAGCACGGATACTCCGACAAGATCGAAAACGACCTCAAATCCTCGGACGGCAGCATGACGCCGCAGATCATCGAACGGGTCATCGTGAAGGCCAACGACGCGGATGGCTAAGAACCGCCTGCAAATTAGGACAGCCGAAGCATTCGCGCCACTCCTGTCGCCAGCACGCTACAAGGGCGCATGGGGTGGCCGTGGAAGCGGTAAGTCGCGCTTCTTCGCTGGGTTGATGATCGAGGAACACCTGCGCTTCCAAGGCCACCGCAGCGTCTGCATCCGCGAAGTCCAGAAGTCCCTCAAGCAGTCTGCCAAGAAGCTGCTCGAAGACACCCTGCAAGCCTACAACCTCGGCGAGGCACAGGGCTTCAAGGTCTTCCGCGAAGTCATCGAGACGCCCGGCGATGGCATCATCATCTTCCAAGGTATGCAGGACCACACGGCAGACAGCGTGAAGTCACTCGAAGGCTTCGACCGGGCGTGGGCTGAAGAGGCGCAATCACTGTCAGATCGCTCGCTGTCACTCCTGCGTCCGACAATCCGCGCTGAAGGCTCCGAACTTTGGTTTAGCTGGAACCCGTCGCGGCCCACCGATCCCATCGACCAGCTTCTGCGCGGCACAGTCACGCCGTCAGGATCGACCGTCATTCGCGCCAACTGGTCGGATAATCCGTGGTTCCCGGCGGTCCTTGAGCAAGAGCGCCAAGATTGCCTGTCAAACCAGCCTGAGCGTTACGGCCACATCTGGGAAGGCGAGTACGCGACAGTCCTTGAAGGCGCGTACTACGCCAAGCACCTCACCGACGCCCAGCTAGAGCGCCGCATCGGCTTCGTGGCCTGCGATCCGCTGATGAAGTTCTACGCCTTCTGGGACATCGGCGGCACGTCATCAAAGGCTGACGCCACGTCGATCTGGGTGGCCCAGTTCGTCGGCTCCGAGGTGCGCGTCTTGGACTACTACGAGGCGGTCGGTCAACCCTTCGAGGCGCATGTCAACTGGCTGCGCCACAACGGCTACGAGGATGCCGTCTGCGTTCTTCCGCACGACGGACGCAAGCACGATCAGGTCTATGCGGTCACGCCGATGTCGTATCTGCGCGAGGCTGGCTTTCAGGTCGATGTCGTCAAGAACCAAGGCGCTGGTGCTGCGTTGCAGCGTATCGACGCAACGCGCCGCCTGTTCCCGTCGATCCGTTTCAACGCCGAGACAACGCAAGGCGGGCGCGATGCGCTGGGCTGGTACCACGAAAAGCGTGACGAGGCGCGCGGCATCGGGCTTGGCCCTGAGCATGACTTTGCATCCCACGCCGCCGACGCCTTTGGCCTTCTGGCCGTGTTCAAGGCTGGCATGGCAACGCAGGACAATTGGGGGACGCCTCTCAGACGCAATTTGAAAGGCATCGCATGATGTGCTAGGGTGGCGGCATTCACAACTGAGGCGGTCATGGCAGACGAACTTGAGAGAGCCTTGCTCCTGCGCGATCTGGAACTCATGGGCCAGCCGCGCAACCCCAATGCCGTCCAGCCGGGACGCGCTGGTCTGCTCGACGTTGGCGTTGGGCTGCCAGAGCGCCTTTCGCTGCTAAACCAAATCTTCAACCCGGTCGAAGCCATCGGGCAGTCCATGAACGCGGGCGAGCGTATGATGTCGCCGAACATGGGCGTGATGGATCGCCTTGCCGCGCTGGGCGACATGGCATCCGGCATTGCTGGCGTTGTGGCCCCTGTGGCTGCGGCCTCTCGCGCTGGCACGCCCGCTGCGACTGCGCTGATGGAGGGGCTGCTTGGCGGCTCGCCCACGCAGCAAGCGGCGGCTGACATGGCTCGCGGCTTTGTGACGGATGAAAGCGGGGCGCTGCCCATCCTTGGCGCTGGGCTGCCACCTATGCGACCCGGTGAAGAAATACTGGATTTGCCGGACGATGAGTTTGTCACACTTTATCACGGCACGACACGAGAGGCCGCAGACAAAATCCGGCAGACCGGAAAGCTAAAATCTGCTGGGGAGCCTAGCGTTTATTTGACTACAGACCCTTCTGGTGCCGGATATGGCGACGGCACAGTTGTGCCTGTTCGAGTTCAAAGAGGTCTGTTGCAAATAGATGATGAGTTTCCCAGCGGTCGCACTGATTTCAGGATTGACTTGAGCCGCCCCGGAGGGTCGGTTCCAGTGCAGATTGCGGAAGCGGCCCAAACTCCTTCGCTTCCAACCCCCCGCACCGATGCCGAAGCAATGGCGCGCGACATCCTTCAGCTTCGCGCCGAGGGCCGCGCTGGCGAAGTGACAGATCAGATGAGGGCGGCGGCTGACCCGCAATACATGTATTTCAACACGCCCTTGCCGATGGATGCGGCAAGCCGCATGGCGCGAGCCGCAGGCCGCAGAGATGAGTTCCACGGCACCACCACAGGCTCAGACATGACATACGCTGATGCTTTCCGAGGGTCTGGAACTAGGCAGGGTATTGGCTTTGTGACATCAGACAACCCATATGTGTCGAGTTCATATGCCGACCCGCAATTCGGCAGTGTTTTCCCAATGCTAAACCAGCCCATCCCAGAAAACGCCCCGCGCTTGGACCTTGGCGGTAGTATCTGGAGTGAAATACCAGAAGACCTGCCAGTTGCGTTAGGAGATAGAACTGTTCCGGCCCGGCAGATCGCGGCTGGCCCAGCAGATGTTGGTGGGGTTTTCAGCACTAATCAAATTTCGCGAGGCGCATCTTTTGACTACCCAAGCGTTGAGTTTTCAAACATTTTGGACAGGTCGATACATGCGCCGAGGCCGCGAACTGATGACGGCATGGACATAATGCGGGAGTTCCAAAGGCTTTCGTCCGAACCATCAACTGTTACAATGCGCCATGACACTCGTGGAATGCGCTCCCGCTTCGCTCTTTTCGACCCCGAATTCGCGCACCTCCGCAATCTCAACGCCTCGCTGGCAGCGGCAGGTGTCCCGCTTGGTCTGCTAGCAATGCTGCCCGAAGAGGATCAATACTGATGCCACTGAAAAAGGGTTCGTCTGCGAAGGTTATTTCTGGTAACATCCGCGCTGAGATGAAGGCGGGCAAGCCGCAAAAGCAGGCCATCGCAATCGCTTTGTCCAAGGCGGGCAAGAGCAAAAAGGGAAAGTCCAAATGAAAAAGCCCATGCCGAAGTTCACGCCCTGCAAGGGCTGCCCGAACCCCGCCAAGTGCAAGGCTATGGGCCGCTGCATGATGAAGGGCAAGAAGTAATGCCCGGCGGCTTGTATAGTAACATTGCCGCCAAGAAGGCCCGCATTGCGGCTGGATCGGGCGAAAAAATGCGGAAGCCCGGTGCCAAGGGTGCGCCGACCGCTGCCGCGTTCAAGGCGTCTGCCAAGACTGCCAAGAAGGGCAAGAAGTAATGGCGAAAACACCGGCATGGCAGCGCGCAGAGGGTAAAAACCCGGCTGGAGGCTTGAACGCCAAGGGCCGCGCGTCTGCCAAGGCTGAGGGCATGAACCTCAAGCCGCCGGTCAAGTCTGGCGACAACCCTCGCCGGGCTTCCTTCTTGGCTCGCATGGGCAACATGCCGGGGCCGGAGCGGGACGAAAAGGGCGAACCGACGCGGCTCTTGAAGTCATTGCAGGCATGGGGCGCGTCCAGTAAGTCTGACGCAAAGGCGAAGGCCAAGGCGATCTCTGGCCGCAACGAGGCGAAGAAGAAATGACCATCACGACCTACGCCACACTCAAGACGGCCATCGCGGATTTCTTAAACCGCGACGACCTCACGTCCGTCATCCCCACGTTCATCGCGCTGGCCGAGGCTGACATGCAGCGCAAGCTGCGCCACTGGCGCATGGAAGTGCGCGCGACCGCCAGCCTTGACACGCAATTCTCGGCCATCCCGTCAGATTGGGTCGAGACGATCCGCTTCTATCTGACCACCGGCGAAACCTCGCGGCTGGAACTCATCAGCCAAGCCGAGATGATCGACCGCAAGGAAGCCGATGGCAACGTCAATGGCCGCCCCTATTACTACGCGATGACCGGGGCGCAGTTCGAACTTTATCCTATTCCTGACGGGACTTACGCGAGCGAACTCCTGTATTTCGCCAAAATCCCTGCGCTGT